ATATCTTCATCTTGCATATGTTTGTTTGCATTCTCACTCCAAGCATTTATAATATACTCGTTGTAATTCTGCACCCAAGCTACGAAGTTGCCAAACTTTGACTGTTCTTCAGCAGTTAACTCTAACACAGTTGTTACATCAAGAGATGTGACAGGTAAGTAAAAGCTACTACCATTAGGTAACTTTCTTTCCTCTGTGTTCGCAGTAACTATATGTTGTACAGGTAGTCTCTTCATCTTAGCAAGCTGACTAAAGATTGCACCTACAGTTTTAAATGCATCTCTATTCTCTACTTCCCATATGAAAGGAATAGTCTCTACTTCTACAGGGTTACCTGCGTTATCTGTAGGATTAGTTAACTCTATAGTACCAAAGACTACACGTACTCTTTTAATCTGTCTGATTAAATCCTGTGTCTTCTCAGGTAATGCTTTAAAGTCTTTAATCCAACCTGAAGGTTTGCCACAGTTGAATCCACCATCGTTATCTTTCAAGTCTATGTTGAGATTATCTCCCATGATAGTCTTAATATAACGATTAGGTTTATCTCCTGTACCCATGATGAATCTTTTATACATGAATCTCTGCATGTATGGTCTTATCTTAGCTGATGTAGCATAGTAAGTTTCTCCATCAGGTATCTCAAGTTTATAAGTACCACCTTCAACTACTTCTACCTTAGTCATCTTACCCTTAACCTCTTCTTCTCCCATGATAGGAGTATGGTTAATTCTTAGTCTTGCTAGAGTACTCACTTGCTTCTTTTCAGAAGTGCTTTCACCTGACATTCCCATGACTTTAGCCATAGCTAAATAGTTGTCCTTATCAATAGTTATTACTTCATTTGTCATATAATATTTCCTTTCTTTCTGTTAAAGTCCTATAGTTATATCAGCTAACATCTTTAGTGTCAAGCCAATTGTTTCCTATTTTTGCTTCTAATAACAATGGTACATTAAAACTTATACCAAAGTGGGTTTCAATCAAACTATTCATCTGTGAATTGACATGTGTTATGATATCTAGTACCTGTCTTTCTTCACTAGGATGAACGTCAATTACGATAGAATCATGTACACTATTAACTACACAACTTTGTATAGGTTTAAGTAACTCATCTATCTTTAATAGAATTAATGGAACTATATCAGCAGTAGCAAATGACTGAACAGGATAGTTCTTTATCTGCGTAAAGTGTGTTACACTTCCATTCCTTCTTCTCTTCACATCAGGAAAAGAAAACTCTCTACCTGATGGTGTCTTTATTATGCCTGTAGTTACAGCTTCTTTAGCCAATCTGGAATGCCATGACTTGATTCCTTTATACTTCTCTGTGAAGTGTGAGTAGTATTCAGCTTCTGCTTTAGTTCTTCCAAATCCTGTTGCTCCATATAATGGTGCAAACGTGTGTGCCTTCGCATCTTGGCGAGAAGTAGGTTGACCTGCATCTGTAATAACTTTAGACGTATACGAGTGAACATCAAATCCAGTAGTGACTTCATTTATAGCTACCTCATCTTGTGATAAGAAAGCAGATACTCTAAACTCTAACTGTGCAAAGTCAGCTTCAAGTATCTTGCCCTCTTTCCAACGTGACACAAACACTTTCTTCACAGGGAACGTACCACCTCTAGGCATGTTCTGCATGTTAGGGTCTGCACCACTAAACCTACCTGTTGAAGTTCTGTGTTGTAATAATCTCACATGAAGCTTTCCATCAGGCTTTAGGTATGTATTAATACCATCAACGAATGATGATAAGTATGTCTCAACTGCACTCAATCTACGTACATCATGTAAGAACTTCTCAGCTTCTTTCATGCCACGTTGTCTTGCTACACCTTCTAGTAACTCTAGTTGTGTCTTGCTTGTTGAGAACCCATTAGCACTTACCCATTTAGGATTAGGTGCATTAAACTTTAGTCCTGCCACACTGCCCACAATATCAGTAAAAGTATGAGCATCCCCATTACAATTCTTACATTTGGTAGTGTTTGCATAAGGTGTTCCATCTTTCTTTACCTTTCTAATTTCTCCCCATCCATTACACTCAACACACGTAGATGCGAGTTGCTTGTAAAGAACTTTGGAATGTTGTTTAATATTTGTACGAAACTCTGAGTCACTCATGTATGGCTCAAAGTTATTTGCCCACATAGCTTTATCATGTGGCTTTCTACTATAGATAACCCAAGATAATTGTTCAGGACTATTAAGATTGATACGTATATCTCCCATGAGTTTACTCACTTGTTCATTCAAGGATACTCTCAAGTCTTTTCTTTCCTGTTCAAACTCTTTCCTAACACTATCCAATGCATTTATATCTACAGTAAATCCTCTTTGATATATTCTAGCTAGTGTAACTGCTACTCTATTTGTTAGAACGACAGTAGTCATAAGTCCACCATACTCAGTAGAGTTTAGCTTTCTATATATCTCATTGCTTAACTCTTGTGTAGCATGTAAGTCAGCAGATAAATACTCTGATAGTTCATCAGCAGGTATCTCATCTACACCAAGACCTTTCTTAAAGTATTCTTTTAATGTATCTTGTTTCTTAGTACTTAAGTTGTACCTTTCTGCACATGCTTCAAGTGATAGAGGTTGCTTCTGTCCACGTTGTAATACATACTCACCTAGCATAGTATCAAACACAGAACCATCATACTTAAAACCACACTCCCATATCCACATCAAGTCATGGACAATATTGTGTCCAATAAGAATGGTGGCTTCATCTAACAACTCTTGCAAGCCATCATAGTTATCTCTGAATAAATACTCCTGACCTTTATCTGTTAAGCAACCTACCATAACTAGCTTGTTGTCTTTCTCGAATGGGTCAAGATGTAATTTACCATCTCTATGTGTGACTGTATTCTCTACGTCTAGTGTTAGCTTCATGCTTCATACCTCGCTGTTCTATAATTCAATTCACAGTGTACACTACCATGCCAACCTGTCAACTTATTTTTAACGACATTCAAATGTCTTTGTGTATCCTCTTCATCTTGCCCTTCTACCTGTGGATTCTTAGCAATCAGAATCATCAAGTCAGCTTCCGCTGCCTTACCTGTACGTGAGCCTTCCATCATAGCTTGGTTCAGTATAACTTTACCTTCAGCTTCAGCAGATAACTGTGACATGTAGAAGACTGCACACTCATGTTGTTTAGCTATCTGTCTAGCATGTACTGCATTAGCCTTTAGTGCTTCATCCTGCCTAGCAAAGCCACCTGTACGTGCAAACTTATCTCCCATGTCTAACAGTACCACATCAGGCTTATATGCCTTACAGACACTCTCAACCCATGCCATATCCCTACCTGTCGCATCCTTAATCTTTATTCTATCTTTGACAGGTGCATACAAGTCACGTGCTTTAGCAGGGTTAGCTTTTATCTCTTTCATTTCCATGCCTGTTGATGCTGTTAAATATCTTGCACCTACTCTGTGATATCCTTCTTCGTTACATAGGATAATACAGTTAGCACCTTGATGTGCAAATCCATTTGGACTAGCAATCAAACTTGCATGAAAGGATGTCTTACCTGTATTAGGTCTAGCACCAATCTCAATCAAGTGTCCTGCATTCACACCTTCTACCTTACGTGTAAGGCTAGGTATATTGAATGTCCATCTAGCTTCTAAATCATTCTTAGCTAGTAAGGTATCTAAGTCAATGTCATCCCACTCAATATTTAAGTTAGGTGTAAAGTCATCACCATAATGCTCAAGTATATTACGTAGAGGTTCAAGAGAAGACTTAGCACCATTGACATAATCAAAACCTAAGTTAGCAATGTCCTCGCCTACAACTTGTTGAAACAACTTAGATAACACTTCTTGTGCAATATCTGTTCCAAGAGGTTGCTCCTTCTTTATTTGGTGAAACAAACTAGAGTATGCTTGCTTCTGTGCTGTAGTCATAGATGGATTGTTAGACATAAACAATGCTTCAATCTCATCAGGTGTTACTGTTCTCTCATACGTACTCATAGCCTTATCTAGAGCACTCTTTATCTGACGTACATCTTTACTAAATAATCTGTCAGGACATTTAGCACCTCTGTGGTCATCATAAAATGATTTATCCATCAGACTTCTTATTAACGATAGTTCCATTTTGTTGGTCTCCTTCTATTGTTGTTGTTGTTGGGTTAGGTTATTTAAATTTTGTATGTCTACATCATTACGATATTTCAAATCATCTGTCAATCTAAGGACTTTAATATCCTTAACATATCCTCGTAACTCTTTTGCAAAGGCTAGTGTCTTGGGCAATGCATCAGGGTCTAGTGCGATAATTGCTGTTGAGAATCGTGAGAGATACTGCTTATGTGATTCTGATAATGACGTACCCAACACAGCTAACCCAACGTATACATCATTGCCTACAACTGAAGCACTCACACAATCCTCAACAACTACTGCTACCTTACCACATCCATATGTGTAAGGCAGACTATTCTTTCCGTATCGTTTCCACTTAGGTAATCTATTTGTAACTGACCTGCCTACTGCATCTACAGTAGTGTCATTATTTTTAACTAAGAACACAACACGTTTTTCTTTTACATCATAGTGTAAGTCAAGTTCATCTGCATCTAACTTCCATAGTTTACAGAAGTCCATGACCTCTTCTCTGTCTCCATGTGGTACTACAAAGTCAGGTAGTGTAAATTCAACCTCGTTTGTATCAGTCACATCATCTGTGATAGCATCACGTATATCTTGTACTGACAGGTGTACTCTATGCCCACCTTTAGTTTCACATGTAGCTTTGTAACAATTCCAAATCATTTTACCTTTGTTGTTTGTTACAGTAAATGTTTTATATCCTTTACATACAGGACAATTAATTCTTTTTGTCATACCATTAGGTACATCTAATTCTTTTACTATTTCATTTACATTTATCATTATATATCACTTTCCTTGTCGGCATTTACTTGCTTGTACCATAGGTTTTACGTAGTGTCAATGCATTATTTGCAGAATCATACGTATTTTTCATATAAGGTTTCACAGATTGAGGATTAGCATGACCTGTGACAGACATAATCTGACCCATTGGTACTCCTGCTTCCACCATTTCTGTTGTACCTGTCCTTCTCAAGTCCATCAGACGTAATTCACTAGGTAATTTAGCCATGTCCATCACTCTTCTGCCCACTTTTGACAGTCTCACTAACGTGTAAGGCTTATATTCTCCTCGTACAGGTCTGTAATGTGGGGTCACATAGGGTTGAAAACCATATTCTTCCTTCTGTTGAACTAACATTTCTAATAAGTCAAGTGAAATTGGTAGGTGTACTACACTTCTTCTCTTGGACTGTTGCAAATTTAGCACACTTTTATCAAAATCTATGTTAGAGAATTGCAATAATCGCATATCTCCTATACGTTGACACCATTCATATGCCATTTGCACTATCAAACCTACATTTCTGTACTTAAAATCACTATAAGCTACGTCTAAAAACTGTATCACTTGCTCTTTTGTCCACACAGTACGTCTAATATGTGTAGATTTACGTTTGAAAGTAGAGAAAGGGTTGCTCTCAGCATATCCCATCTCCATTCCATATGAATAAACCTTACGTGCTACAGATGTAACAGCGTTAGCCAAGTACACGCCACGCCCAAGCCATACTTCGTATGCTCTGCGTGCTATCGCACCTGACATTTTCGTAAGATTTATATCTGCTAAAATTTTGCCATCAACATTTGTTTCTAACAAAACCCTTGCACAATACTGATAATCAACTTTAGTTTTATTAACTAAGCTATTGAAATCATTAGATAAATAATACTTATCTACTAAATTAGTTAACTTTAAATTATTCATTTTAATCTCTATGTCCATATCTCTCTACATTATCTCCACTAATAACTATACAACCACTAGGTGAAATATCACAATTGGGATAGCTATAACAAGCTATATGTTCATCTTCATAGTAAGTCATCTGTTCATCTGCATATTTATTGAGATAGTTTGTAACAAAGTCATCAATGCCTTTACTGTGATAATGCTTCTTATATTTTTTGTTAGCTTTTCTTATTGCCCATCTACCTGTAGTCCAATAGTAAACATAAGTTACTTCTGCAATATTATCTATCCAAATTAATCCTGCTGTTTTACATATTTCATATGGTATATCTTTGTCATCAAGATAGTTTGTAACAAACTCAAGAGATTCATTGGTATCTTTTCTAAAGACAGACTCACCTTTAGAGTTTGTTCTAACGTACTTCCAATCATGTTCAGACATATTATTTCTCCTTACTTTTGTTGAGTAATGCAAGTGATGCACACTCAATACGTTTATTATACTGTAGTTGATAGCCTGTACCTGCACCTAATGATTGCACATCTATCAAGTGTTTGTGGTAGTGTTCTACACTATCCCATTTCTCCTTTAGTTCCCTACAAATCTCATCATATTCTATGTCCTCAATGATAGGTTCATTCATAACATAATATAAATATGAGTGCATAAGATAGTAAGGAACTAACATATTAGGATTTGTTCTCCATATTTGCATTAGTTATACAACAAAATTAGTTGATATAACATACACTAAATATACAATTGACAAAGCAAATGTCGTATAAAATACTTGTATCATATCTATTCTCCTTTCTATAAACAATCACAAAAGGTATTTATTATAGCCATTGCCATGATGTACAATATATACAAGGTGATTGTACCACCAAAGCAAAGGTATAATATCTTACTTAACATCCACATAAACTCTGATGTGAGATGACTCATTCAAACCTTGACCCCAATAGGTAGCACCTGTACCTTTGAGTTCTTCCTTGATGTGTTGCCCTCGCACTCTCATCTTGTATGAGTCCTTGTTAAGATACTTCTTCATAGTATCAACAAACTCTTGACCATCTGTGTCGTTAGGTATCTCGCTGAATACGTAGTTACAACCTTTCTTATGTGTTGCTTTCTCATATTCCTTTCTCCACATCTCTGCTCTTGCATTAGCCCTATCTACTTCTTTCCATGCTATGTCATAGGCTTCAGCTTTGACAGTAGGTTGTCTATTCACTTCAGCTAAGGCTTTCTTAGTCGCTTCATATGTTTCTTTTTCCACCATGTTCAATGCTTTTTCTTTCCACATATCACGTTCCTTAGCTACCTTTGATATCATCTCAGCACCTACTTGTCTATTCAACATACGTTCTTGATGCCTAAATGCTCTGACTAAATACACAACGTCCATGTCTGCAATACGTATAGGTTCATTCCTATGTATAGAGTAATGGTCTACCTCATCTAGTTCGTACATGTCTAATGGTAGTTTGCTTTCCTGTACTGCTTCTATTATTTTTATTAACTGTTTTACTTTCATTTCTGTATCTCTCCTTTATTCTAATTGGGTCTGTATAAATTTTTCCTTTGTATAATGCTACAACTTCTACACCTAGCTTTCTTTGTGCTTCAGTAGTGCGACTACCATAAAGTGTAGTTACATTATCTTTATCTACTCGTGTCATTAAAGTCTTCACATCATATAATATTACCTCTTTAGTTTTAGGGCACACAACAACTAAATCTATTAGTCCTGTGCAACCCATGTTTCTAAACACTTCATATCCTTTCTTCAAGAAATATGTTGCGACCTCAAGTTCAGTTATATCTCCTGTCCTTGATGGGTCTTTAATGTTAGGCATATACTTTCTCCTCTAGCCATTGTGGTTTCTCTGTATATTTATACCTAGCAAATCTAAGCTTGTCAACTATATAAAACTTTCTATATGCTTCAATAGGAAAGTTCTCATCTGTCTTCAAGTCATCATGCCCACTAAAACATTGTGGGTGAGGTGTTATAAAGTTCTTCCAATCAGGTACAAACTTCCTGCCTTCCCATAAAGGTGTAAAGTGTTTGACTGCACCATGTATCTTTTTATATCTCTTAGTGTATTCAGTCAACATGGCATCATATAAACCAAATGCCCATATGTAATTAAGCTGACACTCCATTGCCCATAGTGTGCAAGGGTGCTTCTGATGTACAGGTTTGTATAACCCATGCTCCTCTGCATAGTCAGGTGCATGATGCCATAGTGTAGTGCATAACATCTGTGCCTCTTCAAGTGGCATCTTAACTATGTGTTGGTCACATAGAGATTTAGCAATCTCTTGTGGTGTTTTTTCTATGATAAATCTATTCATGTTATAACTCCTGTGTCCAATAATCATACAAATCATTTACTGTTTCATCATCAGCTTCTTCAATCCACTTCCATAAATTACCTGCTAATCTTTCTTGTCTGATAATAAACTTTATCTTGTCTTCACGTGTCATTAGTCATTCTCCTTCTCAAAAAATTGTGACATTATTTCTTCAACCTCATTGACAATCTGCACAAAGTCATCTTCTGTGTATGCCCTTCTGCTCCCATCATCATTGTGTGTTGTTCTATTTGGGAAAGCTCTAGCTTCAACGTACTGTGATAGCTCAGAGTACAGTTCTATCCATGTGGTAGTGGGTATCTTAATCATCGCCAATCCCTTTTATCTAAGTCAAAGGCACGTCTCAAATCCCACATACTCTGCTCTAAGTTTCTTATGTCTGATAAGTACATGTCTTGACATTCAAACAGCATTTGTAAAGCTGAACTAAGATGTTGCTCAGTTTCTTTAACTGCTTTTATTTGTTCATCAGTCATACCATCAATACCTTTTTTCCTATTAATTTCAATTAATTCAGATTCACTTTTTTTATTAGTCATTATACATTCTCCATTTCACTTAAAAATAATACACCACCAAA